TCGCCCTGGCAATCAGGGTTACCTGCGGGTATCCCTATACTGCCTCGCGCAGCGGAACCCTCGGGGAAACTCACGCCGATATTGAATCGGCCGATGGTTCTATTGAAACCATGATATCGCCTGAATTGGCCGACCCGGCCGAGGTTTTCCTTGAGCTATTGGCACAGCTATCACATGCCGCTGATGGTGCGATGGGCATGACAAGCACCTATGGTGCGGTTTGTACTGCGATGGGATTGCTCCCCGATGGTCCTGCGTCAAAGCGCTGGGCCCGGACCGTTGCAGGCCCAGAATGCGGGGAACGGTATTCCGGAATTATTGAGTGCTTGGGGGACTATCCCCATGCCGCGCTCGCCCGTGCTCGCAAAGTGCAGAGCACAAACATGCTTAAGCTGGTTTGCCCCTCATGCGGGTATGTTGTGCGCTCGACCAATAAATGGATAAACCTCGGTTTGCCCATATGCGGGATTGATCAAACTCCGTTTATCGTTGAAACTTCAGGGGAATAACATGGCAATCTCAAACACTAGGGTACAAATTCTCGCGCTAGGCGCTACCACCGCGATATGTAATGCGGCGCAGGATATCCTTGGCCTGAATACTTTATCAAAGCTTGAGGCGGTTAATGCCCTTGCGTCAGGGGTTGATAGTGGAAGCTTTGATCTTCAGACAATCAAAGGCGCAATTGCTGACCGCAATTCCCTGGCAAACCCGGGGCAGGCCGCTGGATCATTAACCGCAGTGACGGCGGTGGCGGTGCGGGCAGAATCAACCGCATTGCAGGCCCGGACGGATTTACATAACCTTAGCGGCGAATTTAGAGCGGCGAAAACCGATTGGAATAACCGTGCCGATGATCTTTTAAAGTCAATTCATACTTTGAGGGATAGGGCAGACTCGTCAGTCGGCGAGTACAACAGGGTGGATAACCTGATAAGTAATATCAAACTCGATATTAGCGGTGTCACCGCTTCGGCGGTGCGGGCCGAGAATCTTGCGGCTCAGGCGATGGACGCAGCACGGGCCCAGCAACCCGCAATCGGCCCAGACCCTGCCCAGGTAGCGCAGGCGGTGGCGGATGCGGTGGCGAGTGCTTTCCGGCCCTTTGCGCAGGCGGTTATCGATGCGGGGGCTCAGGCCCAGGTCGGCGCGATGGTATCGGCCCAGGTCGCGGGCATTTTTCCTGCTAAGCACGTGTTTGGTCTCGATTTAAATGACCCAAAGGGGAAACCAGTAGAGTTTGCGGTATGGGATCACGGCGATGCACCCGCAATAGATAATACCTTTATCTGGACAGAATCAATACTGTCGCATTTAGCATATGCTGAGCGCTTTGATTTAAATATATGGTTTGGTGGAAATAAAGGTACTGGGAAAACAGTATCTGCGCAACAGTATGCCGCACGCACCGGCAGGAAATTCGTTCGTATTAATTTCCACAAGTATACTGAACCATCGGATTACCTCGGTGGAACGGGTATACTAAACGGGAATACTGAATTCCAAGCTCAGGATTTTCTTTCGGCATATACTACACCAGGAACGGTTATATTATTGGACGAGGTTTGCCGTGCGTCCGCAGGTTGTTTAGCCCCTTTAAATGGGCTACTTGAGCCCCACGCGGCGGTCAACATCGGCGGCACGGTCTGGCGCAAAGCGCAGGGGGTTATCATCATAGCCGCCGATAATACTATGGGTAACGGGGACGATTCTGGCCGGTATGCCGGCACACAATTGCAAGATAGCGCTTTCGGTGAAAGATTCTCCGCTAGTATTGCGTTCGATTACCTGCCTTTGCGGCAGGAAACAAAAGCGGTGGTTAACCATACGGGTTGCAATCCATTGCTCGCAAAGCATGTATTGAACGCGGTTAATCTGGCCCGCTCTAAGGTCAGTACGGGCGATATTGTTGACGCACCTAGTATCCGCTGCGTGATAGCGTATATCCGGGCTCTAGCGCTCATGCCACCGGCTCAGGCCTGGGCAAGCTGTATAGCTGCGCGTCAACCCATCGAGGGGGCTGCGGCACTGGAAGCAATCCGGGTTGCTTCGATCGATGAAACCGCAATAATTGGCTGGCTTTAAGGGGATCAAAATGAATTTAGATAAACTATTGTCACGCTCGCATATTCTCGGTTGGGAATTGCGGGCAGGTATTGAATCCTTCGCCCATCATAGCGCTACTGCGCTGGGCTTGGGCGTTATTGATATTGCATGGTCTAAGGGCATAACCACCGCAGCTATTAACCAATATGGGAAAATATACCTTTCCAATGTTGCGGATGATGCAAAGATTAACCGCGCATTGTTTACACGTTATGTGGGTTATGTTATCCACGAGCTATTGCATCGCAAGTATACTGATTTTTCCGCTAGTTTAATCTCTGGTGGATATATTGATCGTTTGCATAATGCAGTTGAAGATATCTGGATCGAAAGGCAGGGGATTAAATCCGGCCTGCTGGGCAATATTACCAGCGTATTAACCGACCTTATTGGCGGTATGGTAACGCAGGCCCTTGATACTGTTGACGATTGGTCAGACCCGCGTCAATACCCGTTTGCCCTTGCAGTAGTTGGGCGCAGGTATGCCCCGACTATTCCGCTTGCAAAGGGATTAAAGGCTATATTCTCGGAAGCTTCAAACAGGATTGATACTTGCAATAACAGTCACGATACCCTCGCAGTTGCAGTATGGGTGCTTGAGCAATTGCAATTACCTGATAATAAACCAGAAGATAAGCCCGATGACAAGGGCGACGGCGAAGGCGACGAGGGCGAGGGCGAGGGCGAACCCGGCGAACCCGGCGAAGGCGAGGGCGACGGTCAACCCGGCGAGGGCGAGGCGAGCGAAGGCGAAGCGGGCGAGGGCGAGGCGCAGGGGGGCGGCGAAGGCGCAGGCGAGGGTAAGGGGCAGGGCGAGGGCGACGAGGGCCCTGAGGGCGATGCTGATGGCTCTGGCGAGGGTCAACCCGGCGAGGGCGAGACGAGCGAAGGCGAGGGCCAGGGTAACGGTCATGGGGATCCGATTGCTCAAGCTCCGGATGCTGCGCCTAGGCGGTGTCCAGACCGTCACCAGGATTCGACTCAGGTCGAGCCCAGGCTAGATCCCGGAGAGGCGCGGTGTCGTGCTGAGTTCGATCAATCATTAATTCTGCCCGAGGGCTATCATTTAAATGAAGCGCGGCGCAGCATGAAATATTCGATTGACTGCAAAATGTCAGCAAAACTCAGGGCCGAGGTTAAACGGTTATTTGACAATAGCGGGGCGAGCGAATATCAGCGGGGACGGCGAGCCGGGTCATTAGATACTGGGAAGCTTCAAACTATTGCCGCAGGAAACGACAAGGTGTTTATGCGCAGGCAGGATATTGAAGGCGTAGATTCTGCGGTGGTTATCATGCTGGATTTATCGTCATCGATGGACGATTATCAAAAAATAACCTTTGCAGTACCGGCCTGCGCTGCGTTAATTGAAACATTAATGGGGGCAGGGGTTGACGTTTGTGTCACTGCTTTCGCTGATCACGCTTCAATTATTAAACCCTGGTCTATGCCCATGCGTAAGGCGTTATCTATTTTGCCCAGGGTTAGCGTATATGGGGGGACTGAGGATTGTTTAGCGCTGCGTCATGCGCATGGGTTATTGCTGCGTCACAATGCCCGCAGGCGGGTTTGTTTTGCTCTGACCGATGGGGATGGGCAGGTAAAGGATGCGAAGGCCCAGGTTGAATCTGGTGCGCGCTTGGGGATCACGACCATCGGGGTCGGGATTCTGCATACGGTTTCCCATGTTTACCCGCAATCTGTCCGGGTTGATACCCTCGCCGATCTGGGCAATATGATATTTAAACATATTAAGCTCGCCGCATGATATACCTCGCGGCTTATGTCGGGGCGCTGATTCTGGCGCTTGTTATTGGGTTTACTTATTTCGGAGAATGGTAAATGATCAAACAATTTTATGTTTGCGGGGCTCGGTTTAATCCGCTGGGCCGATGCTGGTTTAATGGAATTAAAGGTTCGCTCTGGCAGGGTTATATTCTGCACAATGGGTCCTGGATTTTCATCGCCCAGGGATTTATCGGCGGGTATCGCCCGACGCGCAGCGATGTTATCGGAATGATGGAAGGGTTTGAAGATATCCGCTTAGCGATGAAACCAGTAGGTGACGCATGACATTTAAACGAACAGGCGGGGAGTGGGCTTGCTCGCCGAAAACCGCTACGGTTTGGTCTCACACAATCCACGGGATCGCCCTGGTGGCTGATTGCCAGCAGACCTGGGCCCCCGTTGAAGCTCAGCGGGCGAATGCGGCTCTATGCGCTGCTGCGCCTGACCTGTTGAGGGCCCTCGCGGCGATTGTGGAGGCGTATCAAGCCCCCTGTTCTGATCCGCTCATCGCCAATGCCTTAGAGGCAATCGGCAAAGCGGTGCAAGGTCACGGTTATACATTGGGAGACATTTAAATGAACGGTTCTATTCAAATTCCTAGGTCTGATCCTGAATATCCTTCGCTTGAGGTATTTTGTGAAACCCTCAGCACTATCCATTTAGGCTGCGATGGGTCAGACCAATGGGTTAGATTCTGGTCTGAGCAAGACAATATCAGCGCAGACGAGGTATATAATGCCTTCCTGCCCCTGGTTTATCGAGAAACCCGTACGCCTGCGGGGGGATACTTTTGCACTGGCCTGCGGGCTTTCCAGACTGATCACGCCAATGAAGTGATCTGCGTGATTCAACACCGGTATGACATTTAAACGTATTAAGGTGGTCACAAACAGAGCCCCTGCGTTTTTGAAAGCAACATACCCGCACCAACGGGTCGAGCTAATAGATCACGACGGGTTTGTGAAAAAATGGGAGAGGTTTATTACTTGGGAGAATGGCATATGGCAGGTCTGGAGAATGAAACACGATAAGGGGGAATATATTAAAGTGCCGCAGGGCACAACAGATAACCTAAATACTGCGATATTCTTAGCAGATAAATAAATAAGGGCCCCTCGGGGCCCTTTTCTTTTGTTCAAAACATATCTAGATTCTCGGCATAAGTGCCGGAGGTTTTGTTATATAACAGGGATGTTTCACCCTGAGCACCGACCCAACGGTATCGGCATTTCCAAACTGCTATTTCCACCAGCTTATCCGCGCCCCTGTGGACTGTGATCCCGTTATCAGTTTTCGCCCACCATGACATAGACCCGCTGATCGACATGCCGTCAGGCCTGGGCTGATCGACCCCTGCGCGGTTTATTTTCGACGGGTGCGCAATGAAGAACGTGTGAACGTCATGGGCCTTGCAGAATTTCTGAACCCGCGTCAGCATCTGGCTGATTGCTTCGGTCTCGGTTAGATTCTCGCGTGGCAGTTCCAAGTAATTGTAGGGGTCTATCACCAGTCCCCTTATCCCCAGCCGCTTGACTGCTACCCTGGCCCGTTCCAGCACGCTGTCCAGGGTTGACGGTTCCTCGCCGTTTGAATCGATAAACAGGAAGTGATCGTTCACCCATTTAAATGCATTGTCCTTTTCATCCTGCGTCATACGGTCTTTCCCGTCAAAAAACCGTTTGCGCGTGTAAATCTCCATTAACCGGCTAATGTGAATCTCGGGTTGATTCTCAAAAGAACAGACTGCGAATTTCCATTCTGCCCCTCGGGCTAGGTTAACCATAATCTGATCGACAAAATTAGATTTGCCCGATGATGGATACCCGGTGACAACGGTTAATTGACCTGGGGCAACGGTGTAAATGCTATCCACCGATGAATATCCCGTCGAGAATCCCTTGCCCGTCCCCTGGTTATATAAGTCATTTAAACGATCGGCATATGTCGAAGCATCGGACAGGCCTGCGATGGGGTATGCGACTGCGGAGTCGATCACATCGCGGACCCGTTTCGGCCCTTCCTGAGACGGGTCACCCCCTTCCTGAGATGGGTCACCGAGATAGACTTCGTTCAAGTCCTTCTTGGAAAACTTAGCTACCCTGCATTTCTCTTTTCCTATCCGTCTCGCAAGCTCTTCTGCTAAGGCCTGACCCGGCGCATCCTGATCTGTCGCTAAGATGACATAGGGCGCTGCGTCCAGGATCTCCCTTGCATTCCAGACATAGGAGAACTTCTTATCCTCCGAAGGAAGAACCTTTCCATCTGCCACCTTGATAGGCGCACCGGCTGGGACACTCACGGCGTTCTCTATCCCTGCCTGAATCAATGTCAGGCAATCAATCTCACCTTCCACAATGACTAAGGGTTTACCCTTCTCTACGAGGTGAATCCCAAAGAAATCGTGCGCCCCTCCTGCGTCCTGTGTAAAGTCTTTATCGGGAAAGCTGCGGTACTTTGCCGCAACTAATGCCCCGTCCCGGAAATAGGGAAACCCTATAGCGTCCGTGACCTTATTTAAACGAGAGAAGAACTTATCCGCAGCAAACAATTTCATCTTGTCTGCGGTTTCTTGTGTGATACCTCTTGTAAGTAAATAGCTGTAGTGCCTTGCTTCTAATTTATTGCTGATGATTTCTTTTTTGGGGACCGCTGACAATTTGAACTCCCGTTTTTTTTCAGGCTGTACAGAACCAGTCTCTAAACAATGATGGCAGTGGTACACAACAGCACCGTCTGCCTTCCTTGTCAGGGTCATGTCCTTGCTATTAGTTTTTTTCCTGTCACCTGAACAGGATGGGCAACTGACCCGTGTCGATTCGCCGAAGTGGAACTGCTCAACGAACTCAGGTGTCACTTCATGCTCCCGTCTGCGTTCCTTTTAAATGACCTGTTCTTGGAAGCTGACTCCAACCTTACCCCGTCAGAGTTGGAACCTCCCTTGGACAGTGCCTTTACATGGGCAACGTCCTTTCCTGCACGGGACACTCCCTTGGAATCAAGTTTCCTGCGTGCTTTCTGTCTTTCCATCCGCGCCTCATGCTCTCCTCTTGAAAGCTGCGTCTTGTATTCTTGGTTGTAGTCTCTTGCCATGTCAGATCCAGTTCAAAGGTTACGGTGTCCTCGGGGTCTTTTATCCTACATCTTCCTTTAGCTTCATCAAAGCGGTTTGCGGAACCCACCACGAGGGTATTAGTTTAGCCTTTGGATAGATCCACCAATCATGGGTATACCCTAAGTTTTGAACCGTTTTTCCAAGGATCGATCCAATGATCTTGAAATCCGGGGCAATGCCGGTCACAAGGATGTACTCATGTGACGGGTCATCTCTCGGGTAGATATAAATGAACCCGCTATCAGAAGGGGTATGGCGCACTTGTTTGTTCGCTACATCGTACTTCTGTTGGCCGTCAAAAGACCCGCCAATCCAGTACTTATTTAAAAGCTTTGCGACGGCGATCTCAGCGCCACACGCCTCTATGTCTATTGTCCAGTTATTGTTCCGACGATCTTTTTGGCGTTTGTCTGCGTTCCTTCCGAACATGCAGGTGATCCGACGATGAGCACCAATGATTGCGGCTTGGTACATCTCATCCGCAGAAAGCTTTACCTCAATCATTTCTTCCCCTTCTTTAAAGGTTGTTCTTTCTTGGGCCTAGGCTCTACGGTCACCCTAGGCTTTAAGGTCAGGATCTTCCTTCCCGGTGTCTTCTCAACAACACCCAGGATGAAAATCTCCTTTGTGTACCCTGCATCCTTTAAAAGCTTGACTGCGTATCTTGCTTCCTCGATGTTTTCATGTACGACTTTAGGCATTCTTGTACCCGCCACGAACACCATGTAAAACATGTCATAACCTACCAACATTTCTTAGCCCCCTGTATTTATCACCCAAAACCCCCCCTTCCCCAACCCAGGGAAAAGAGAGTAGGTATCACCCGTCTCACGACGATTCTGCATGTCAGTTGCCTGACCCCTAGGCTTGCAGATAAACCCAGCCCCACGGGTTTCTGGGGGTAGTTGCCCCGTAGTCTTTCGACATACCGTGTACCTGTTCTCCCACGCAGCCGGTTAGCTCTTGCTGACGGATGGGGTCCGGGAATAGAAAAAGCCAATAGATAAGACCCCTGTGTGGAAGTTTCACCCTTGTGAGGTGAACGCCCCCATACAGGGGCACAGTGAGTCTGATCTATTGGCTTGCCACCGAGCTTCCACGCCCGACGTTGCCGCGACTGTAGCACAACACAACGCAGGAACGCAACACCATCTTTAGAGAGTGGTCTCTATAGTCGGCTATAGAAGGCTCAGTAGCGCATCCTGTGGTACACTGCCTTTGTCAGTTCTCCCCTGACACCTGAGTTGACGGCCTAGCCTCCTCAGGGCCTTCGCCCCCCAACGTCCCCCTTGCGTTGGGGGGTTTTTTTTACCTCGATGATGGCTCGCGGGTTGTTCCTGTCTAGATACCAGTAGATGTGCTTCTCCTTGACCTGACGGTCATTTAAATACATTGAGCCCTGGAGCAGATCAAGGATCAAGGACTCGTCTAGGTCAGGTCTACGGCTTGCGTAGTAGATGTGGATGGTCACCACTACGTCCCCGTCGAGAGGGGTCCACCCTGGATGGATCTGAGCTTTAAAGAGGTCAACGTAATTTAAAGCCTTTGCACTCTTGATGATCCGGGACATGCCTCCGTACCTGACGATCTTCCTGCTGTTGGCCTTGGACGCAGGCTCACCAAAAATTGTTTGAGATAGGGCTTGCAAGTCTTCAAGACTAGTGCTATCATCCGTTTCCTGCATTGCAACTCCTAGGAGAGATGGTGAAGATCACCAACAAATACGGCTTGCCAGAGGTCTTTGTCACCCTCGCCAACAAGCAGACCTACACGAAGGGAGCTAGCCAGTATAGCGTCACGGAGATCATGTCATCTCCCAAGATCAAGCGGCTAATAGACAAGCACTACCATGAGATGGAGACTGACGTATCTGACATGATGTGGCAGTTGATTGGTAGCGCCATCCACAACATCTTGGAGAACGCGAAGACCGACAATCACCTTACGGAAGAAAGGTTATTCATTGATGTTGATGGTGTTGTTGTGAGCGGGCAGATAGACTTACAACACGAGACAGAGAGCGGTGTTCTGGTAACAGATTTTAAGACCACCTCTGCCTGGGCGTTTATGAAGAACAAGAAGGAATGGGAGCAGCAGCTTAACGTCTACAAGTGGCTGGTGGAGACCGTGAAGCGCAAGAAGGTTTCTGGTCTGTTCATCACCGCGGTCATCCGGGACTGGAGTCGCAGGGACAAGCGGGAGAGCTATCCAAAAGCCCCAATTCAGAACCTTGAGATCCCAATGTGGGACTCGGTAAGGGCCGAGACATTTGTGCGGGAGAGGTTGGATTTACACCGGGACTCAAAGATCTCCCACCATCTAGGTGATGATCTTCGGGATTGCACCCCAGAAGAACGGTGGATGACAGAGACTGAGTACGCAGTAAAACGAGAGGGCAGGAAAACTGCCATCAAGATCTACAGTGATTTAAACGATGCTCAGAAACGGGCGAAAGAGGAGAAGGGTTATGTCGAAGTCAGGCCAGGAGAACCAAGGCGTTGCGCAGAGTTCTGCGGAGTTGCAAAGTGGTGCGATCAGTACCAGCGAGAACTTGGACAAGATTCTGGAGCTTTTGAAGCTTAACGTAAAAGACCACACGGAGAAGAAGAACGGGCTTAGCTATCTAAGCTGGGCTTGGGCATGGACTGAGGCTTTAAAGGCAGATTCAAATGCCTCATTTGAGGTAACTCTGTTCAACGGTGTGCCTTTTATGGATATCAACGGCACAGGGATGGTCTGGGTCACGGTCACCATGTTTGGAAAGCCCATGACGTGCTTCCTGCCGATCATGGATCACAGGAACAAGCCCATCCAAAAGCCGGATGCTTTCCAAGTGAACACCAGCCTGATGCGGTGCATGACCAAGGCTCTGGCTTTGCATGGGATTGGTCTTTACATCTATGCCGGGGAAGATCTTCCTGAACAAGAGGATGCTCCGGCAAAGTCAGAGGTTAAGACTCCTGTCAAGACCTTGGAGGCAAAGGTCAGGGACGATAAGGACGATGCAAACATCGCCTTGTTCGGTCAGAGCATGATTGATTTCGTAGGGATATGTAAATCAGGGCAGGACTTGATGAGCTACTGGAAAGCAAATCAGGAGCAAATTGAGAGGTTGCAAGCGAACAACGCAGCGCTGTACGAGAAAGTTGTTCATGTGTTTAAAACGGCACGGGCTGATTTGCCTGCCACTAAAGGAGAATGAAAATGGAATACAACACCCCATTCCAGCAACGCCCTGACTCTGGTCGGTTGCTGGCTAGCAAGACCAAACTGCACGAGAAGTCACCAGACTACTTTGGCGAGCTTGCCATTGATATCGAGAACATGACTGCTGCGACGGTCGAGGATGGCTTTGTGACCTTCAAGATCAATGGCTGGAAGAAGAAGACCAAGAACGGGGTAACTTACCTCGCTATCTCTGTCAACCGCTGGGTTGCGGAGGACGCTGGTTCTGCCCCTAAAAAGGCAGATCTCAAAGAAGAAGACTTTCCTTTCTAAGGGGATTTAAATGAATGTAGCAGCACAGATGAGGGAGTTCTTTAAGAACAACCCAAAGGCCACGATCAAGGAATGCGTTACTGCGTTCCCCAATTCGCATAGCTCTAATATCTACTACGCCCGTAGACAAGTGCTTGGGTTGGCTAAGCCTAAGAAGCGGAAGTTGAAGGTCAAGCCTGTCAATCCTTTACGGCCAGGGATTGAGACGGTGCGCAATGTGATCCGGGAGCAGACCAATTTGGAGAAGGAGCTTACTACCCGCATCTTCACTTTAAAGGAAGAGCTTGCTGCGATGGCTAAAAGCCTCTACAAGGCCAAGGACGAGGTTAAAGGGTATCAAGTGTTGACTAGCTACTTTGAGTGGCAGCTCAGTCTGCGTGACTCACAGGCAGGACACCGTGGCTCTCCAGTTTGAAGCTCGCAAGGTAGCGCTTAAACAGGACCGGACTGGTTATGTGCTGACGCTTTCCTTGCATCCTGACGAGATCCCTGATGAACTACTTAGGGATTTTGTTGGGGCGAGATACGGCTGTGCCTTTGTAAGGATCAATGACGATGAGTCACCGGTCATTTACAACAACCGCACCCAGAAAGCAGCAATGCTTTGCCGGTCGGAACTGTTCCAAAGGTTCATGGGATGCGCTACTGAAGACGGTGCAGCAGGAACACTCTGCGTTTCCTTGGGGATTCAGTCTAGGACAGAGCTTTATGGGAACAAGGATGCACAAGCTAGGTTTGATCAAATACTGAAAGACTACGAGGATGCAAATGACCCCTTCGCCTAAATTTAAACCGTTCATGGCCTATCTAGATCCTGGGGTCTACAAGGACATGAAGGCCTTCTCTAAGCGTAAACGAACGCCAATGAGCCAGCTTGTACGGGAAGCTATCCATGCCCGTATAGCATCTGGAGATGTGTACACAGCAGCTTTCAATGCAGGCATAAAGTCTGCTATGAAATCTACTTTAGAGAACAAAGCTTCTCAGATGAGGTTCCCAAGTGGGAAAACATTTGGCGAGCTTGTGTGTGATGACCTTGAAAAACTACTGTTAGTTGAAGATGAAAAACCTACCGACAATTGAACAAAAACGTGAAGCACAGCGTTTAAATGACGCTGCTGTGCGAGCCTGGGGGACTGATCATAAGATTGGAACCCAGCCCGGAACCTACCCGGAGTTTTCCAAAGCCCCGGTCAAGTCCCTGAAGAAGATCAAACGATGAGCCCTTTTAAACCACCTAGTGTGGGGTGGTGGATGACAGGGCAACATACGCTGCGTTGGTGGGATGGAAAACGGTGGTCTTGGGTCTGTATAGACACCGACAATATGAGGGAGGTAGAGATCTATGGGAACAGGATAGATGAAAACCCCAAAGACATACAGTGGTTTCCTAGGCCCGATAGCTGGCCTGAAAGGAGTAAGACATGACAGAAGAAGAAGACTATGAGTACTACCGGTCTATGTTTAAAAGTAGTTTTTTGTGGTCAGTAGCTCTTGTAACTTTGTTTGGACTAATAGCATGGATGATTTGAAACCAGTGGCTTGGATGGTTAGTGTAGATGGCATTTGCATTCTGCTAACACAACGGGAGCTTGCTGCTAAGCAGTGGGCAGAGCAAGGCGGGAACATGTTTCCTCTTTATGCAGGAGAAGAAATTGAAGTTCAACACAACAGTCAAGACATTTCCGAGAACGCTTGATGAGGCGTTTCCTAGTGGTCCTGATTATGGGTGCGCTCTTGTTCATTACCGCGACCCATTTAATCGATTCTTTCAAGTCAGTTGTGTGGGTGCAGTAGTTGCTGCGTTTGTTTTACTTCTGATATGGAGTTTTAAATGAACCTTAAAGAACAACTTAAACGTGATGAGGGAGTTGTGCGCTATGCGTATGAAGACACTCTTGGTTACCTCACTATCGGCTGTGGCAGACTTATTGACGATAGGCGCAGTGGTGGTCTTAGTCCTAGCGAAATTGATTTTCTCCTTACCAACGATATTAGCGAGAAAAGCGCGCAGGTTCTGGAGGCTTTACCGTGGGCACGAGATTTAAACGAACCTAGGTTGGCAGTGCTTATCAACATGGCCTTCCAGATGGGGATACGCGGTCTGCTTGGGTTCCCAGGAATGCTGGGTGCTGTAAAGGCCGGAGATTACAAAGCAGCGGCTGAGCACATGCTGGATAGTAAATGGGAACAACAAACACCTACGCGAGCCCATCGGCTTGCGGATCAAATGGAATCAGGAGAATGGGTATGAACGAGAATTATCTAGATTTAGTGAAAATTTTAAAAGTTGAAATGGCAAAAAATGAATTTTCAATTTTTGCTATATCTGATGCTTTGGAATATATGTTTGTGTCTTGGGTTATTCACCTTGGCGTTGACAGGAAATCATTTCAAAAACTTGTTATGGCAAGTTACGACGAACAAAAAAAACACGAAGATAAACCATGAGCCTTGATCCACTCACCGCTGCGCTAGACGCAGGGAAGACTATCCTTGACAAAATCTGGCCTGATGCGGGAGAGATGGAGCGTCAGAAAGTGCAGATGGCGCTCGCTATCTACGCTGGTCAAGCTGAGATTGTCAAGGCAGAAGCACAGTCTGATCACTGGCTTGCGGCTTGCTGGAGACCTATCCTCATGTTGACCTTCGGCGGTTTGATCGTGGCCCGCTGGTTGGGTTGGTCTGCGCCTAATATCACAGAGGCAGAAGTGTTAAAGCTCTGGAGCATCGTGGAGTTGGGGCTTGGCGGGTACGTCATAGGACGCAGCGTGGAGAAAGTTGTGCCAGCTATAGCCGGAGCTTTAAAGAAATAAAGGGGCTCAAATGGACGATTACCGCATCAGGATTCATGCTCCCCGCACCTACAAATGCTCTATATGTAAAGGGGCTTGGAGGATGAAAGACGATGTTAAGTGGCACTCATGCAGTCCTGAGCCGTTTAAAGAGTTGCATGAGGAAGTGCGCAATGCGTTGGAGAGCGCAGACATTAAACAGAGGATGGGCCAGTGGCCTAAAGGAGGGTGAGCCGGTGAAAGAATTAAACCTTGGTGAAACAGAGGTTTTTGAAGTGTGGTTTTTCCCAACAAACCGGGAGAATTACACCCCATACGTTTGCGCAACGTATTTGAGCTTAGTTTCGGCTCAAGAGTGTTGCAATGAATTGAAATTAAAAATGCGCGGGACGATGGAAATCGTTCGTGTACGCATTGTTCGTCAACTGATGGGGGTGGCATGAACGACAACATCGAAAGGCTATGCGAGGAGCTACTCCATTACGAAGACATGATCTTCGGCTGGGAAGATACGGTAAACCGTGCTGCTGAAGCTATTGTCAGGGAGTGCGCGGAGTTGAGCACCGACTATCCCGGCAACGTTAAGCTCTTAATCTGTAACCATTTTGGACTTGAGCCATGACTGATCGTGAACTATACAACTTAATGCTTTTTCTAGTGTGGACGTTCGTAGTGTTTTGTTATGGCGTAGGTTGGGGTAGAAAATGAACGACAACCCGTGGCTGATAGACAACATCATTATCAACGTCAAGAGTATGGCAAAGGAGCTTAGGTTTCGGATTGAACCTGGGGC